CGTAGTTGTCTTCTAAACCTTTTAAAAGTAATATATTTTTTAATTCTTCGGGTGCGTCTTCATAACTAAGATTACCTAAAACACCATTTTCATCTAAAAAATTAATTAGTTCACTGTCCCAATTACGATAACCTACTTGACCTAAATCTAATTCATCTAAAAGACCGTATTTTTTAACAAACTTAAAGAATGTTATTAAGTCATTAAAATACGGCTCAATGTCGTCATCAAAATCACCATAATTAAATGAATTAACTAATTGTCTTGCTCTATCTAAACTCATATGGTATAAATATCTTATAAATAAAAAAGGTGTCCCAATCGGAACACCTTATCTTGATGATACGCAAATATTATTTTCTGTAATATTTGTTAATGATTTTTTTTACTGACTCTTGAACATTAGTTTTATTTTGAGTCGTATTTGCACCTTGTTGTGTTTGTGTTTGAGGTTGTTGTGCCTGTTGTTTGTTTTTACATCCGCAGCCCATAACTAAATATTTTTATCGGTTTATTTATCTATAAATAGTATCTAAAACAAGTTTAATTCAGAATAATTAAAAATCAATTATTTTTATTTTGTTATATTTATCAAGTATGAGAGACTTCATTAAAAATTTCTTATTAGAACAAGATGAGAATCTTGTTACACTAACTCCTGATCAATATATCGAAACATTAGAAGATGTTGGTGGAATTGCGGCGAGAGTTTCAAATCTAAAACCTTATCGTGGTAAAGGTATTGTTATTAACGGTGATTTAGATCTTAGAAAATTTAAAACTGTTGGACCACTTACAGGAATTGTGAGAGTAATGGGTAGGTTAGATATATCCAATACGAATGTTCCAAATCTTGATGGTGTTACCGTAGATAGATATGTTAGTAATTGGGGATCAACAATGCATACAATTAAATTAAAACAAGAAAGAAATAAAAAACTTTCAGAATTGGCCGATTATAGAGAAAATGATGAGTGGAATACAGAAAACAAAGACGATGATTCTGAAAGAACTGAAGCTTTATATGAATTTTTGGTTGAAGAAGGTATACCTACTTTATATGAAGACGACAATGGTGAAGAAGTAGAAGAAGACAAATATTTTATTTATCCTAATAGCACTGGAACTTACGGTATTGGAAAACAATACGAATGGTTAGGTAGTGATACTTTACAACCTGATACATATGATGTTTATACTCAAGATGAGTTAGATATTGCCGCTAGAAGATATGTTGAAAATGCTATTGATGACATGGGTTATGAGGCATTTACAAGTTGGGTTTGGGATCAAGCACTTGATAGAGGACAGTGGGAAAGTTGGTTAGAAGATTTTTATGAAGATATAATTAGAGATGATCCTGAAAACTATGATATAGGACTTGAATTATCTACAAATCAACAACATCAAGTTAATCAATTAAAAAAAACTATAGAAAATCTAAATAATAAATTAAAAAGTGAGGAATTGTCTGACGAAGAATACGAAAACATCGAAAGAAAAATTGAAGGTTTAGAAGAGACGATAGAAGAAATTATAGAAGATCCACAAGGTGGTTATGATGAAAGTTCCATACAGAATGAAATCAATGATAGAGTTAATGAATATGTTGATGATATTGATGATTTTATTAAACACTACGGATATGAAAAAAGTTTTATAATGGATTTTGTTGATTTAGATGAGGTTACGGATATTGTCGTAAATAGTGATGGATATGGTAATCTATTAAACTCTTATGATGGAGAAATGTTTGAAACACAGGTAAACGGTGACTGGTATTTTGTAATGAGGGCTAGTTAGGTCTTTATTTGTTGAACAATATATCATATTTTTATTATGAATGGCACGAAGAAAAAAAATAGAATTTTTAATGAACACCGATTGGATGTTCGAAAAACCTATTGATAGAGAATACAAAGAATACAAACTACTTTCTTATTTCCAAAAGATGGGAGATAAACTCGATAAATTAGAGTTATATCCAGGATTTATTGAATTATCATTACACTTAATGAATATACAAGCTCTTATGAGAGATAAGAAAATTGTCTACACGGATAAAAAATTAAATACTGTAGACGATGAGATTATGGTGAAGGATCTAAAAGTTAAGGACGCCCCAACCATGTCCGATGAAGAAAATGAAGAATTTAGAAAAATCTTATCTTATTCAGCACCAAGAATTATGGAATACTTTAATGTTGCAAAGTCTGTTTGGACAATAGTATTTGATTCTTTGGATATGAAAATCAAAAGAAATAAAAAAAATATTTTACACCCGAAAGGGTATTTCTACTATACTCAAACCGAAAGTAAAAAAACTTATGTTTGGGAGTATGTAATCAAGAAAGAAACAAAAACCAACCCACAAAGAATGGCGAATATAAATTTAATTTATTTCGATGAGATCGGAGATTTGACCATTCCAAAAATAATATCTACATTTTCTACATACGAACCAAAAGACAAGAGAATGGGACCAGTATTTCAAATGTCATCAAACGGAATTTTTCCTGTTAATGAAACATTATTACCCCTATTCAAAAGAAGAATTGCGGGACTTATCTCACAAACAAAAAACCTAGAAGAAAAGCAAGAAACAGAATAATCATGGGATTTAATAAGAGAATATTAAAGAAAGAAAACATTTTAAATAACCTCCCAAATCTTATGACCTATTTAGATGCCGATGCAATTATTTGCACCGACAATTTTTCACGCGAGGTATATGGGTTATTTCGTATAGGATCATCAAAAGAAGAAATAATAAATCTAATAAATAAAATAAAATGAAAATTAAATTGGAATATGTTTGGTTAGACGGATATAAACCTGAACCTAACCTAAGAAGTAAAGTTAAGATTGTTGATTACGAATCTGTTAAGAACGCATTTCTTGATGGTAATTTTCCTATGTGGAATTTTGATGGGTCATCAACAAATCAAGCTGACACGGGAAACTCTGATCGTTTGTTAAAACCTGTGAGACATTACGCTCCGACTAATTTTTTAAAAAATAATAATCCTGTGTATGTTTTGTGTGAGGTATTAAATCCTGATGGAACACCACACCAATCCAATAAAAGATCTGAAATTGGAGAAAATTTTGAAGATCTTTGGTTTGGTTTTGAGCAAGAATACTTCATTCGTGAAGAAGTGAATGGTAATATTTTGGGACACAAAAGAAATATCCTTAAAGGTCAAGGTGAGTACTACTGTGGTGTAGGTCATAATGTTGTTGGTCGTCCATTTGTTGAAGAACATTTAAATATGTGTCTTGAATATGGTATTGATATTACTGGGACAAATGCTGAGGTTGCTTTGGGTCAATGGGAATACCAAGTATTCTCAAAAGGAAAATTAAAAGGTGGAGATGATCTTTGGATGTCTAGATACTTCCTATTCAAGATTGCTGAGAACTATGGTTATCACATTGAACTTCACCCAAAACCAATCACACACGGAGAGTGGAATGGTTCAGGACTTCACACAAATTTCTCAACCGACCAAATGAGATTTGATGGAAACGAAGAATACTTCATGGCATTATTCAATGCATTTGAGTCAAGACATGAAGACCATATCAAAGCATACGGATCAAACAATCATTTACGATTAACAGGTGAATATGAAACACAAGCAATTGATAAGTTCAGTTGGGGTGTATCTGATCGTGGAGCATCAATTAGAGTTCCTCAGGACACCGCAAAAGAATGGAAAGGATATGTTGAAGATCGTAGACCTGGATCAAATGCGGACCCATACAAAATCATTCGTGAGATTGTTAACTCATTATATGTTGCACAACTTCTTTATGACACAAAAACTATGATTAATAAAGACGTTGATTTGAATGGTCTTAGTGAGAAGTATGGAACAATGTCTAACGAGGAGTTATTAAAAGAATATAGAGAAGAAGAATAATGGATAAACAATGTGTTTGTGGTGGAACAGGTCCTTGTCAATGCCCACCACCAAAAGTAGAACAAGTTAATCACCCACAACATTATGGAGGTGAAAATAATCCTTACGAAGCTATCAAAGTTATTGATGCTTGGGATTTAGGATTTAGTTTAGGAAATACAGTAAAATATATATCACGTGCAGGAAAAAAAGGAAAAGATAAAGAACTTGAGGACCTCAGAAAAGCACTCTGGTACCTCCAACACCACATCGAAACACTCGAAAAGTAAAACAGGTTTTGATAAAGAGATCAGTGTTTGGGACGCTCTTACAACACCAAACGAGTTATTAAGAGAAACCCTAATTAACTTTATGTGGGGGTTTTTAGGTAACTCTATTGTAGTATTTGCGGCAAAGGAACTGGACTTTTTAGTTCTTATAAATTATATTGTCTATTACATACTAATTTCTTATATTGTGAATAGAAAGAAATATGAAACTATGTTAGGTAAGTTCATTATTCTTCCTGGATCTGCGGCGGCAGGTGCATTCACAGGATATAAATTGGCTCAAATGATTTCGAATTTTATTTAACTATGGAAAAAGATTGGAACCCAAACGACTTTCAAGGAAGGTCAAAAGATCAAGTAGAAAGAAACTATAGAGTTTTTGCTATTTTTTTAATTTTAAGTTGGTTAATTGGGACAGGTCTTGTTTTATACTCTATAATTGATTACATTTTTTAATCTATAATAATATGAAATAC